ACTTTTTTATCGACAGATAGTAAGTCAAGTTTACTAAAATCTAAGTATAATAATAGTAAATCTGATATTTTTGATTTAAACCAAGATGTTTTTAATCAATTTATAGATAAATACGTTAAGAAAGGCTTTGTAAAGGCAATTAAGACAGAATTAGGACAATAATATGGCAAAGTATAACTCGATAGAAAACATACCCGCAAAACTGTTCTTTGAAGTTTTAAATACAAGAGATTACACTCTTTTGGTTGCAGAACAAGAAAATGAGGACTTAGAAGAAGTTTTTACTGCTATTTACGATGATTTTTTTGTTAAAATCAAGAATCCACAAGCTAAAATGTACTTAGAAATGACTTGGAAGATTAATTTTTTAAGTTATAAAATTGAAACTATAAGACAAGTAATGCACTTTTTATGGTATGAGAATGTAATTGAGGAACATAGATTAAAACTTTTAGATGCTTTAGAGAAAGGTTGTGGCATTTACGTTGACAAAAGTGCTAAATTTGCGGATGAAGTTCTTAGAGTTTTACAAGTTGAGTGCGGAATTATAGAGAATGATTTGACGATGGCAACGCTAGAGTTAAAGAATACATTTGGAAAACAAGGAACGGAAAAATTTGACTTTTACAAAACGATTGTTGGTTTGAGCAATATACACAATAGAAACATCGAGGACAATATTGTTTTGGCTATGTATGTTGCTATTGAAAATTCAGCAAAAGATATTATTAAGTCGCAAAAGAAATAGTTATGGCAAATGATGGTTTTATAGAGTTTTTAAGTCCTAATGCTTTAGCAGAATTAAAACAAGCTCAAGCATTAGTTGATAGTTTAGCTTTAAAAATAGAGCAAATAAGTAAGTTTAAAGCACCATCTACTCCTAGCGGTGTAAATAGTGCATCTAAACAGATAATTGATGATTTAAAAGCACAAGAAGCGCAATTAAAGGCTATTAATGATCAATTAATTAGAAATGAAAAATTAAAACAACAAGTATTAGCAAGCGAAGCAAAACAATCTAATGCTACAAAAGCTAATATTGCTTTACAAGAAGCTAGAAGAAAAGCAATTTTAGCACAGCAACAAGCAGATGAAAAGGCTGCAAAAGCCGCTGAAAGAAGTGCTTTAGCAAATGAAAGACTTAATGATGCTTACGGAAAATTAAACAGAAGTAGAAACGAAGCGGCTAGAGTTTTACAAAATCTTATTGCTAGCGAAACCGCATCAAATGCTGAAATAAAAAAAGCACAAAAAGAATTTGATGTATTAAATGCAAAAGTAAAAAAAGCAGATCAAGCAGTAGGTAACTTCTCAAGAAACGTAGGTAATTACGGAAGTGTTTTATCTGGAGCAACTCAACTTATGAGTGCTTTTGGTATTGCAACAGGTGTTTTTTTGGCAGTAGATATTGCTAAAAGTATATTTCAAACGACAAAAGAATTGCAGTCATTAGACTTAGCTTTAAAAAATGTATCTGGTAATCAAGTATTATATGCTGAAAATCAGATATTTATTAAAAAAACAGCAGAGGATTTTGGTATTGAAATAAAAGGATTGCAAGAACAGTTTACTCAATTTTATGTTGCTGCAAAAGACAAATTAAGCGGGGAACAAATACAAAATATATTTAGAAGTATATCAAAAGCTGGTGCTTCTATGGGATTATCTGTTGAATCTCAAAATAGTGCTTTTCTTGCTTTGCAACAAATGATGTCAAAAGGTACTGTTCAAGCGGAAGAATTAAAAAAGCAATTAGGTAACGCATTGCCAGGTGCTTTTAATATAATGGCAGAGGCATTAGGTGTTACAGAAAGAAAAATGATGGAAATGATGAAAGCTGGTAAAATATTATCAGAAGATGCACTTCCTAAATTTGCTATTGCATTAGAAAAGGCTTATGGTATAGAAAATATAAATAGAGTTGAAACATTGGCAGCGGCACAAGAAAGACTAGCTAATAGTTGGACTGGATTAATAAGAGAAATGACAGAGGGAGATAGTATTATTTCAAAATTAATTCAAGGTTCTTTTTCTTTACTTCAACAAAGATTAGAAAGTATGACTATTCAATTAAAACTCTTTCAATTTTCGTGGAATGAAACTTTTGGAAATAATAATAAAACTACTGAAAAAAATAGACAAGTAAATGCTGCTTTAGAAGATTATAAAAATTTAAGTAAAGAATTAAATATTGCAATAGAAAATAGAGATAAAGAATTAAAAAAGTTAAACCAATTAGAAAAAATAGAAGAAAAAGTATCTGGAAATAGGAAAATACAAGCACAAGCAGATATTGAAACATCAAAAGAAAAATTAAAATATTTAAACTTAGCAATAGAAGTACAAAAAGAGAATTTATCTACAACAAAAGCAGAAAAACTATTAGAAGTAAATAAAAAAATAGCAGATCAAGAGGAAAGATATGCTTTGATTACTCAAAAAAGTTTAAAAATAAAAGAATTAAGAGATACAAAAGATGTTAATTCAGATGAATGGACTAGGTTAAATAATAAAATAATTGAAAACAATAAAAAAGTTGAAGTAAACAATAAATTATTAGCTTATAACTATGCTTTACGTTTTAAATTAACAGAAGTAGAAACAAAGAAAAAAACACCTCCTGTAACAGATGAAACTGGAGATGGAGATGGAGAAACAAAAATAAAAAAAGCCAAAAAAGATAAAATTGCATTAAATTTTAAAGAAATAGAAAGTGAATATAATCTTAGAATAGCAATATTAGAAAGAAAAAAAGCTGAAAATGCTGATGATGATCAAACATCTTATGAAGAAAGAATTGCAAAAAGGATAGCGTTTAGCGAAGCTAGTATTGAAATTATCGATATGCAACTTCAAAAAGAAGCAGCTCTTATTAAATTTAAAAGAGATGAAGATTATGCTAAAAATGATTTAGCTTTAAAAAATAAAGAAATATCATTAGAACAACATTCTATAAATCAAACTGATATTATTAATACTTATATTAATAAAAATTTAACCGCAGAAATAAAAGCGTCTGATGATATAAAGGCTTTACAAAAACAAGATTTTAATTTCTTTAAAAGTATAAAATATAAGCAACAGGATGAAGTTTTAAAATTAAATAAATTAATAACTACTGGAGAAATTGCTAAATATAAAATTATTGTAGACAATGAAAACAAAACATTAGTTGTTAGAGAAGCCGCTTTTCAAGCATATATACAATTAGAAAAAGATTTGTTAGAAGCTCAAAAATTATCTGATATTCAAAGAGCTGAATCTAGAGGTGCTTCAAAAGAAGAAATTAAAGCAATAACAGCGGAGTATGAAAACGCAATTGCAGCATTAGGAAACATTAAAAGTCCTAAAATATTAGCAATAGAACAAGTTACGGCTGAAATGAAACAAGTAGCGCAATCTTTTGCAAGCGATGCTGGATTTGGTGCTACTTTTAAATTATTACAAGAGGGATTAGATAAATATGGCGATAATGCTTTAGCTAAGACTGTTGTAATAGCGGAGGCGTTTCAAGAAATGTTTAACTTTATAAATGCAATATCGCAAAGAAATTTTGAGGCTGAAAAACAAAGATTAGAAGAACAAACAAATATTGCTTTGGCATTTGCTGGAGAATCAGATACAGCAAAAGCAGAAATTGAAAGACAAGCAGAAGCTAGAAGAAAAGAAATAGCTGCTAGAGAATTTAAAGCTAAGAAAAAACAAGCAATTTTTAATATTGCAATTGATACCGCACAAGCGATAATTGCTATTTGGGCGCAAGTTCCTAAAGTAGATTTTGGCGTTAGTGCTGGTCTATTAAGTGCTTTTGTAGGAGCTTTAGGGGCAGCACAAATAGCAATGGTTAATTCTCAAGAAGTTCCAGCCTATAAAATGGGAACAGACAACCATAAGGGAGGTGCGATGCTTGTAAACGATGGTAGCGGTTCAAATTACAAAGAAACAATACAAACGCCTGATGGTAAGATTTATCAACCAAAAGAACGTAATGTACTTATGAACGCACCAAAAGGAACAAAAGTATTTACTCACGATCAATGGCAAAAGAATTTAGATAATATTCTAACTACTAATAGTATTGGTTATGCACAGCCTAATGTTGTTGTAAATAGTGGTATGAGTGATGAACAAGTTAATAGGATTGTAAGTACAATACAAAATAAGCAAGAATATCATCAAACCTTTGATAAAAGCGGTATTAAGAACTATATTTCAAACGGACATACAACAAAAGAAATACTAAATAATCAAGTAACATTCGGTAGATAATGGCGCACCCATACAACGATAAAGGATTTAGGCACTATTTGAAGTTTTACGACTTTAATATGGATTGGTATGAGATATGTGAGCCAATAGGTTTTGATGCCGCAAAGTACGTTAAAAAACATC